GTTGTGCAGCAAACGCTCGCCGAAATGCTCGGCTTCAATCTGGAAGCGGTGCAAGGGGCGATGACGAACGGAATGCAGACGGCCGCAGGCAGCGGCCAGCTGGGGGCGCAAGTTGGCTAAGGACATGACGCGCGACGAAGTCCGCAAGCGCATTGTTACCGAGGAAGCGCCGAAGCGCGGCCCGGTCGCGGCGGCTGTTGCGGAGCGCACGGCTAAGAGTGCAAAGACGCGGAAGGGCAAGCACAAATATGAGGTCTAAGCTCGTCCGCAAACTGGCTTATGAGCTGGCAGGCGCTTTCTTCGATAACGCCGATGTGCTGGCGCAAGACGCGCGCGAGCGCTCCGCGCGCTTCCGGATTGCGTGCAAGGATCAAGTCGAGTTCGTTAAGCGGCACTGGACAAACTTCGTGCCGGTCGCGCGCAAGATCCTGGCCTTCCAGCTCACCGAGCCTGGCCGGCCGCAGAGAGAGAAAGACCTGATTTTTGACGCGCTGCTCGAAGACCGGGGCTTCGCGACTGAAACCCTAGCGGCAGCGCCGCACATTATCCAGCTACACTAGGAGCCGTCATGGCTAAGAAGAAAACAGCGCCCGCAGCCCCCGGCCCTACCGTCTACGACGTGAATAACGACGAGACGCGGCCTTGCACTCGGGACGATATTAGCCGCTTTAACACGGCGCTGTTCGAGCTGGCGGAGCAGCGAAAGATAGCGGAGCGCGAAGAACGCGCCTTGCACGACGCTATCGTCACTCTCAAGATCGAAAACCGCAAGCTTGCTATCCGGCTGCAGCACACTGAATCCAGTCTCAAAGAGTTGAGGGCTAAGCATGCGTAAGGGCAAAATTCTCAAAGACCCCAAGGGCGAGGGCAAAGACTGGGCTAAGGACGACGCTAAAAAAGCAGGTATGCCAAAGCCCAAGAAAGGCCCGAAGGTCGAAGCGCTGAATACGAAGGGCGTCCCTGTCGAAATCAAGGACTCGGACAGGCGCTGGAAGGCCGAGGACGCGCATCGAGACTTTGAGCGCGTGGCCGAGCACAAGCAAAATCCGCAGCTTATGAAGGACGTGGAAACGGTACACGCTAAGAAAGCTAAGGCGTTCGCGGACGTAAAGGTCGAAGTCTCGAAGTGCAAGTAAACAGGCGGAAAATTCTCGTTATGGGCCTGCCGGGCGCGGGCAAAACCGCGCTCGCGTCGGCTCTTTGCGACTTGCTTTCCGCCGTCCATTTGAACGCGGACGAAATCCGCGCGAATGTCAACAAAGACCTTGGGTTTTCACGGGATGACCGGATTGAGCATGCACGACGCATGGGTTTCCTGGCGGATACGATCTGCAAGCGCGGTAGCGTGGCCGTCGCGGACTTTGTATGCCCCACGGAAGCCACGCGGGAGGCATTTGGCCGCGACGCTTTTGTTGTCTTCGTGGATCGTATCCAAGTCGGCCGCTTCGAAGACACAAACGCGCTTTTCGAGCCACCTACCCGCTACGCCGTCCGCGTTTTATGCACGGGAACGCCCGGAATGTGGGCGCGTGGCATAGCAAGGGAACTTGAGGGCGCAGCCGGGGAAGCCCTGCAGCGCCGATTAGCTTAGTATCCGCACGGGGCGGTTTCCCCGGTACTGGACCCAAGGAAGGGAAGCTATGACTGGTAATGCGTTGACGGGCGAGCAGACACCGACGCGGCCTGCGGACACGATTCCCGTAGAGGCCAAAGAGTCCGCGCCAATCACGACAGCGGCCTCCACAAACGCGGCTGCGGAACAAGCTGCCGCGGCTACAGAGACACCTGCGGCGGTTACGCCTGCGGCCGAAACTACTCCGGAGCTCGTAGAGCCCAAAGTCAAGAAGATTGACGCGTTTGCTGAGCGCAAGATCGCTGATGAGGCTTTCCAGCGGCGCGAAGCCGAGCGGCACCGGAAGGCGGCCGAAGCCGAGGCGGCCCAACTGCGCGCGGAGCTCGAAGCGCTGAAGCGCGGCGCAGGCGGCCAAGACCCCGTTACGCCTCCGGCTGGCCAGCCTACACTTGTCAACCCCGCGGACTTTGAATCCGCTGTTTCGCGAGAGGCAGAGCGCCGTGCGGCTGCAGCTCAATTCAACGCTGGCTGCAACAAGGCGCACGAGGACGGCAAGAAAGCCTATCCGGACTTCGAAGACGCTTTGAAGAATCTAGCGATTTTAGGGGCGCTGTCGGAACAGAACCTGCAATTAGTGCTTGAAACCGACGACGCGCCCCGCCTTCTCTATGAATTGGGTTCGGACCCCGACGAAGCGGCCAAGGTCTTTTCGCTGTCCCCCGCCAAGCTTGCAATTGAGCTGGGCAAGCGCGCGGCAGCGGTAAAACCCCAGGCCAAGGCCGCGGCGGTATCCAAAGCCCCGGCGCCGATTAAGCCGCTGGAGGGAAGCGCTAAAGTCAGCTCTGAGCCCCGCGACGAGGACGACGACGCAACGTACTTCGCGAAGCGCAACGAGCAGATCCGCGCGCGCCGCAGAGCCTAGAATTCTACCGGGCGCAACGCCCGCGATTGAGCCCGTTTAAATTGAGCGGCCCACGGGCGCCGCTCCCGCCGGCGGAAGCCGAGATTGGCCCGTTCAAGACGGTTACGGGCGCCGAAGAACCAGCGCGACAGCGCTAGCAACGGCAACAATCGAGGCGCCCTCCAATGGCAAACGCTCTACTTACTACCAGCAAAATCACGCGCGAGAGCGTGATGCTGTTCCTCAACTCCAATATGTTCATTCAGTCCGTCGACCGCCAATTTGACAGCGAATTTGGCAAGAAGGGCGAGAAGATCGGCTCGCAGCTCCGTATCCGGCTGCCGAACGACTACGTTGTGACTAAAGGCCCTGCGATGTCCGCGCAGGACACGGCCGAAGTCCAGACCGTTCTCACCATCGCTACGCAGGCCCACGTCGACATTTCGTTCACGACTGCGGACCTCTATCTGTCCGTGGACGATTTCGGCGAGCGCATCCTTGAGCCCGCCATGAATAACCTTGCTGGCGCCATTGCGCTTGACTTGGCGACTATGTCGGACACGGGCTTTATCGCGGGCTCTCAGAACGGCCCTGCGGCTCCGCTCGTGGCCAATACGGGCGGCGCGTGCAACCTCGTCGGCAACTTCACGACCACGCCTCAGTCCGTGCTCTTGAACGCTACGCTGACGCAGATTCTTGGCGCGGGTGCGTATCTTGCGGACAACTCGGCCCCGGACAACAAGCGCAAGGTGGTTTGGGACCAGTGGTCCGAGGCCCGTATCGTCGGCTCGCTGACTGGCTTGTTCAACCCTGCTTCGGCAATCGGTGAACAGTACAAGTCGGGCAAGATGAAAAATGCGGTGGGATTCGACCACTTCATGGATCAGACGGTGCTCAAGCACACCACGGGCAGCTTTACCGCTGGCACCGTGAACGGCGCGAATCAGACCGGCAATACGCTCACCGTGAACGCTATCACGGGCTCGCTCAATGTTGGCGATATCATTAGCGTTGCGGGTGTGAATTCGGTCAACCGCGTCACAAAGCAGACGACTGGCAACAGCCGCCAGTTCGTTGTTACCGCAGCGGCGGCTTCGGGTGCAACTTCGCTTAGCATCTACCCGGCAATCGTCCCCCCGAACGCCACGACCGGGAGCGCGGTGCAGTACCAGACCGTTACGGCCTCGCCAGCTAACAGCGCTGCAATCACCATGTGGGTTGCCCCGAACACGACTTACCGCAAGAATCTGGCCTACGCCCCCGAAGCAATCACGATGGCTACGGGAGAATTGCCGTTGCCGCCGAATGTAGATGCGGCGCGCGCGCAGTACGATGGTATTAGTTTACGAATGGTTAACCAATACATCGTCGGCACGGATCAAGAAGCGCATCGGTTGGACTGCCTCTACGGCGGCCTCGTCACAAGGCCCGAATGGTTAGTCTGCATAGCTGATGCGCTTTAGACTTGACGAATACAGAGCGGCCCAAAGTATAGGGCCGCTCAACGTATAGGCTTGGTACTGTGAGGAACGGATGAGCGCTTATGTTTATCAGGCTTTCCCCAAGTGGGTGCATCCAGAGGGCCAAGAGCCCCGGATCGTTCATACCCGCGTCGAAGAGGACATTGCGCTCGGCCGCAGGCCCCCGGAGAACGTAGACCCCGACGCTTGGGCGGATGAAGTAGCCGAGACGGCGGTAGCGCTGGACAACACGCTTTTGTCCGCGGCTGCGGCTCCCCGCCGGGCTCGCGCCCGCCGCGCGTCCGAATAGCGGAGCCCCGAAATGTCCATCAGCACCGCAGGCGACTTGATCGCGCTGGCCCTTAAAGACTCGGGCGTAACGGGCGCGGGCCAAACGCCGCTTGCGGAGGACAGCAACGACGCGCTGACGCGCCTCAACATGATGCTTAGCCAATGGAACCGGCGCCGCTGGGTAATCTATCACCTTGTGGACTCATATCTGCCCGCCACGGGTGCCCTAGCCTACACGGTCGGCATCGGCGGGAACTTCAATATCCCCCGGCCTGCCAAGATCGCAAGCGCCTTCATGCGCATGACGCCGGGGCCGAATGGCCAGCCTTCCTCTGCGTCCGTAGACTATAATCTCGATATTATCGAAGCGCGCGAAGACTGGAACAAGATACAGGCCAAGGGTATCAACTCGTTTTCGAAGTACTGCTTTTACGACGCGGCTTTCCCCCTCGGCAACTTGTACTTCTGGCCTGTCCCGCCGAACATTTACGAGCTGCACATTTCGACGCTGGACCAGCTCGCCCAGTTCATGGCGCTGAACCAGCAAATCAACTTGCCGCCCGAGTATTATGCGGCGCTGTTCTACAATCTGCAGCGCGTCTTGCGCATGGCGTACCGGCTCCCGCCCGATGAGGACATAAACGGCGAGGCGCGCGCGACGCTGGCGACGATCCGGAACGCAAACACGCAGATTCCGAGGCTATCGATGCCAGCGGAGCTGCGCTCGCGCGGACGCTACAATATCTTCTCCGATCAAGGGTAGGCCATGGCCCGCGTTGATCTCAGTTCTGGCGCGTATCAGGCTCGCTCGGTT